TATCTATGAAGTGGGCATTCATCAGTAGTATTTCTTTATTTTGTAAGTGAACTGGTGCGGCGTTCCGTCCCATCTGTCACCCTCGTAGGTCTTATTTTCCCAGGTAACACTGGATTCCTGAGAGACACACTTCAGACAGAACTCAGGAAATACCTGTAGACCATTATCATCGACTCGTACGTCATCCTCGTACACCGGGAAGGTCGCCTTGCACCAAGGCTTCCCACACACAGATTTACCTATTTCTAGCATAAACTTATATATTAAAAAGAAAAGCCCGCTTGTTGCGGACTTTTCTCGTTTATCTTACGAAGTCTCTGCGAAGAGCGAAATCGTACAATATCGGAAGGTTCAGATACTTCACGAAGTTGTCCCTTATCTCTCTAAGCGATTTTGTTCTTTTCACTATGTTGTAAACCAGGCCACCAAACTCCTCTTGGAAGTCAATGTAGCAATCACACCAAGGTCTGTTGTAGTTGTCTAAGTTTCTCCATTCGGTATAGCCGCCACTCAGCCAGAAGAGTGTCCTCTCCGGCGAAATATTATCGAACTTTGTGAACTCCAGCTCGAGGTTCCAAACCTCAGAGTTCCAGTCCGCCTTTCTCATCATAATCGCGACCGCCTCGGCCACATCACACGTAATCTCATTTCCAATCTCGAAGTAGTACTCGTTTTCTTCCTTACTTATTCTCAAAATGCCGTCATTGAAGACTGAACAGTTGCCTCTAACCTGCAGGGCGACTTTTTTCCTTCTCATAATCCTGGATTATTTTTTATGTTCAGAGTCTGATCCCGTCGAGCCATTTGCCCTCGAACTTGCCAGCCTCGAAAATTCCTCCTTGCCAGTTGCCGCAAAAGCGACCGTCTTTGAATATGCCGTACCGCCAATCTCCCTCGAAATAGTCGCCACCATGCCATATAAGCGTGTTGTTTCGTATCTCAATCTCTGCGTTTTCGATTGTCGAGTCGACTAACCAGGAGAACCCCTCGTCTATGAGGAGTTTGGAAATCTCCTTTTGGTTCTTGTAGGTCTTTGCACCTACGGTAAGTCCTGTGTATTTCATCTTTCCGTAGAATGATTTGTAACATATATATTCGTAGCTTTTAGCGACTTATCAGAGATTGTTCGAATAACGGTGGTTTTTTACCGGACCGCCGGAAAAAAAATTCTGAGGCCTTACCACTCCTAACGGAACTCAAACACGGATTAGAAACGAAAAAAAACCGAAAGGTCTTTTTTTCGGCCGTCGTCTTTTTATATATACCCGAAAGCTTTTATTGACCCATATGAAATACTTAGTTAAAAGGGACGCATTCGTTAGGAATGTAAAGACTAAAGAGACCCACTCGGACTTCCTGAGAGAGAAGGCATACGGCATGAGCTCACAGGAGCTCATAACGGAGGTATTCGAGAACGACGTGCGTTTCGTAGACTCGTTAGTCGGAAGACTGATAAACCACCTGATCCGAAAGGCGAAGGTGGCACTCGGAATGGTAAGGATACAGCCCGTCATAATGAGGCTCAAGACAGAGTTCGACAGGCTCATGGTCGAGGGTATGCTATCAGAGGCCGCACCGGGTCAGATTGAGATGATCACTAGGCTGAAGCTCAGCGGCGTCTTCGAGGCACTATGCGAGCGCGTAGACAACAACGGAAACGTAGGCGTGATAAAAAAGCTGACCGACGCCGCAATCGAGGTCGTGCAGTCCATCCCTGACGTGCTGAAGGAGGAACTCGAGAAGAAAACTCTCAACGACGAACTACAGGCGTTCAAGAAGTTCTTGGAACAATTCAAGGACGACGAGGGCGGAGAGGTCGAGGAAATAGAGGACGAAGAAGCAGAAGGTGACAAAACAGGCGTCGCCGACATATTCAAAAACTTCAACCACCTCTACAACATAATGCTAATCTACCAAGGAATAGAGAGGGAGAAGGCAATCTACTACCAGAACCTTGCAAAGGGTAAAGGCTCCGCGGGATCTGCAGGTGCCGCCGGCTCGGCAGGCGTTTCCGGCTCAGCCGGCGTTTCCGGTTCGGCCGGGGTTAGCGGCGGAGTGAACGCCGGAAGAAACAAACAGGTAGGAGCGGGCACCAACAACGACAGCAAGCTCTACAAATACGACCAGTTCATGTCTCTCAACGAGGAGACGGTTGCAGGAACGGCGGGCAAGGTCGTCGGCGCAGTTGTCAAGTTCTTCAGGGGCGGTAAAGACGAAAGTAAGCCAGACCCACAGACGGTAAACCTACTGAAGGCACTGAAGTCACTATGGCAGGTGTTCAACACAGAGAAGGGCGTGCTCGAAGTCGGCAGCGAGATGGACAAGTTCCTAGACAACGCGATAAAGACAGACGCAGAAAGCACAAAGGACTACAACAGGTACCAGAGCAACCTCGAGAAGATATACGCGGTAATCAAGAAATCAGGGGCGGTCAAAGAGGGCGTTCACGAGCTACTCGGCAAGAACGAGCAGATCGGTAAAGCAATAGCTGCGATATACAACGTGACGAAGGCAAAGGCAAACGGCGATTTCCCAGAGTTTCCTGGCGTTGTCGGCGAGAAGTGGGACGAGTTCTGCGACGAGATTGCGAAATTCAACTCGACCATGCCCAAGGCCATCGAGGCGGTCCCAGAGCTCACGAACCTGAAGGCAGGCGACAGAGTGACGTGGAAGAGCGAGACCGGCAACACGATCACGAAGGAGATTATAAGAGTGGAGGGTGGCAAGCTAGTCTTCAAGGACAAAAAAGGCCAGGAGTACACGAAGAACGCCAAAGGCGTCAGACCTGCCCCGGCACAAAACGCAGAGGAAAAGCCGGCACAGGAAGGGCTACTGAATAGCTACTCCGAATTCTTGAGAATGCTCGAGGCAGACGAACCTACTAAAACCGGTGATGAAACACAGACGACACCGGACCCGGCGCCGGCGCCGGCACAGGCAGACGAACCTACTAAAACAGATGATAACGCACCGGCGAACGACGACCTGGCACTCATAGAAACGGGAACCGTCTCTGAGAGGATAAAGGATTTCTTCGACAAAAGGTGCAAGACCGTCAGGAAGTACGTTCTGGACAAGACAGAGTTCACAAAAATGGCAGCAGAGGTCGACAAGCTAATGAAAACAGACAACATGGTCATAGACGGCATAGATCCAGTAATTCAGATAGTAAGACTTTTCAACAGGGCGTACAGGATTTATATGACGAACACCATAACTATGAGATCCGGCGGAAAGGTCGATCCAATGACCTTCAACGAGTACGAGGCATTCGGTGGCAGGGCCAGCGGCGGTGAGCTCAACGGCTGGGCCGGTCCGTACAGGAACATCAAGATATTCAGGCAGTGGGAAGACGCCGTGCTCAAGATTATGGGCGACAGGAAGTACCAGGCACTATTCAGCCCTAAGACACGTATGAGGTTCCCTAAGAAGAGCAACCCTCAAGGACCCGAGGACTACGAGTACAGGGACGGAGCCGGCGCGAAGCTAAGAACCTTCATAACCGACATACTCGACGGACAGGATCTATACAGGACGAGCGACAGCAGAAACGAGGAGAGAGGCGCGCAGTCTGCCTTCCTTGAGAAGTACTTCGGCAAGATTCCCGAAGCCGAGGACGTGAAGGACTTCACTATCACACCGGAAGAGGGCGAGCACAACTCAGACATATCAGGCGATATTACCAAAGGCGCAAAAAAACTGAAGTTCAAGAGACTGAAGGCACGGCTGAATGCCGACGAGATAAGGAAGAACTCCTTCCTTGTGATAGAGTGCGACGTCCTCGACAAGAAAGGTAAGGTCGTGAAAGAGAGAAAGAAAAGGTACGTCAAAGTGGAGTCGGACAAATCAATCATGTTCGCGAACACTTTCTACTACTTCGACGGGCTGCTTAGGAAAGCACCCAACAAAGAGCCGAAGGACGCGTCAACAAGGATCGTCGAAAAAGGCGAAGTCGACGTACTCGGCATATCAGCTACAGACACGGAAAACAACTATTACCAGATGAAGTACGCAAAGTCACGGTTAACACTGTTCGAACTACTCAGAGAAGGAAAGCAGATAAAGATAAAGTTCGTGACAGGGAAAGACAAAGACAACACCCAGGAAGAGTCGATAAAGATAAAATCCATATACTGGCTCGTACAAGAGGTCGACAAAAAGGACGTGATATACGAGGGCAACTGGGACGCAGATTGGGAAAAAACCAATATCAGCAAACTTACGCCGCACTCCAACGCGCCTGTGGTTTGGGCGACGACACAGCTAAGCAAAAACAACACCGACATAACTCCACTATGACGAACCGATTCGAGATAATGCGCTTCGGCGCGTTCAGAGAGGCGCTTACGGTGGGCATGCAGGACAGTCCGGCGACCAAGATGGCCAAGCAGGCGACGAACCAGGCGGAGAAGTTCCTCGGCGACTACAAGAAGTTCAAGGACAGGCTCACGCAGGTCTACACATCCGTGGACCCGAAGACCGGAAAGCCGCTTTTCGACGAGCAGACACTGAAGATAGAGGTAGAAAAGCTGCTTGGCAAGGAGGACGCGACAAAGACTGGCAACAGGAACCCGTACCTACAGGAGCTGACCACCGTCCTCGAGCTCGAGAGGCGTATGAAAAGCCTGGAGGACAGGGAGGGCGACGACAAGCTGGCGGAGGAGGACCTGAGGCAGCAGATAAGCGACGAGCAGGATCCGAACACCAAGAAACAAATCCAGGAGAGGATCGACAAACTGAAGGAAAGGATCGGCGAGGCCGGTTCCGAGGTTCAGAAGATTGCCACCGATCTGGCGACTCGCAAAAAGGAATTCGAGACCAAAATGTCGAAGACCTTGGGAGAACTGAAAAAATCGATTGGTAGAATAAAGGACCAGGTTCGAAAATAAGAAAAATTCGGTTTTTTCCGTTTTATATATACCTATAGAAAAAAAAAGAAGACAAAAAATATGGCAATTCAAATTGGTAAATACAAGAGGCCGGGCATATTCTTGGAAGAATATGACAACTCGATCATCGCCACTCCGATTGTCGAAGGTATAACTAACCTCGTTATAGGCGTTTCACGTAAAGGCCCTGTCAACACTCCGGTTAGGATCACTACGACCAGCGACCTCGAGTCCGTTTTCGGACCTTTGGACAGGGGGCTAGAGAGAAAGGGCTCTTACTTCCACAGAACGGCGGCCAAGATGCTCGAGAGCTCTCCGATCTTCGCGATGAACCTACTTGTGACGGACGACACACTCGACACAATCGAGTACAAATCCGTATCAGCTTCCTCGAACCTCGCAAACGACATGGAGAGGCTCGGTGCTTACAGGAGATTCCACGACACAACAGGTTTCTGGAAGAGAGACACCGAGTCATTCATCTCATTGACAAAGAACAACGCAGGATACTCTAACAGGGTAATCAACTTGACGAACCTATCAGACAGGTACGCAACCGTTTTCATATTCAACACTCAGGTGACAGGCTTCGACAGGGCACTCATAGAGTGGTACGGTTCGGCCGAGAAGGTACCTACATACCTGAACCCTAACGACTGGGCGTCAGACTACATGGTCGACGTGGTAATCGTAGCGGGTGACTGGAGCGACTACAAGACACTGGCGGTAGACCCTAGATGGAGCAACTACTTCAACGCAACCGGTCTTAGAAAGGAGCAAGTAAGAAACTTCGCACAAGACAGGAACGTGACTACTCTCGCTTTCTACGAAGGTCTTTCGCTCATTCCTTACTTCAGGGACGCAAACGGAAGAAACGTATTCATCGAGACTACGATAAACAGAGACACCGACAAAACCGGTATCTTCTGCGCATACAACAACGACCTCGTGGAGGAGGACTTCTACAACGGAAAGATTGACATCATCGGCCAGACAATCGCCGGAACCAACAAGGAGTCAATCGAATTCCTCTCATACGAGGAAAAAATAATGGAAGAGGTCACACTTCAAACCGTTCCTCTTGACCTTCCTGGCAACGTGACCGCACTCATCGGTACTTACAGTATCGAGTGGGCAGGAGATATGAGTGGTGTACACACTTTCAAGGACGCGAACGTTCCTAGAACATCAGGTCTACAAAGATCCGCAGAAAGAACGACATACTACGCCGAGGATTTCGTCAGAAACCTTCAGATGTCCTCGACAGCTTCTACCGTGACGGGTGCAACCGGAGCATCTTTCTCCATCAACTACAAAGTTGGAACTCACGGAGGCTACGCCGTAATCGCAGACAAGCACCTTCCACTTGCGGCTGGTAACTACGAACTCGTCATCAAAGGCACAGACTTCGCGACAAGCTCAACTATCACTCACTACTCATCCGCATTCGTACTCGACTCGGCAGGTACTATCAAGGCAGTGACAAGCACGACTGCTTACAAAACCGCAGCAGACCTACCAGCAGTTGAATCAACTGACATAGTTCTTGGCTACGCGACGTTCTCGGTCTACCAACAGACAATCGGAACAATAAACCAGGCGAACGTCTCTATAGACTACTCAACGACAAATAACGTGTCCAAATACATACACCTGGCTCCGACAACCGACTACACGATCACTAACCTCGGTGACGGATCGTTGAAGGTGACTTTCCCAGGCACGAACAACTCAGCAAACCTCAGCGACTACGCAGAATACAGGAGGTTCAAGATGTTCAACAGGCTCGTGAACCTGCTTAGCAGCGCCGGCATCAAACAGATGGCCATGCTAACAAACTTCACCACTGGTACTAAGGTGTCAATGGAGAACATGACCATCTCCGACATAGTCACATCGACGACACAAGAGAAGGCGTTCACGCTGAACACAGGATTGACCAACACACAACTTGGACAGGTTCTTACACACAGCATGCTGGTGTTCTACACAGTCGACAACGAGCTCATTCTCGGACAGGACTCACTCACCACTAAGACAAGCACCGGTAGTGATAAAGACGGCGTCGTGGCAAGGTACTCAGACTTCTACGTGAAGTTCTACGGAGGACAGATAAACACAGGCGACTACTTCTACAACAACAGGATACTCGACGCCGACTGGACAACACAATACTCGGCACCAACGTACTCGATAACTTTCGTACCTGGCGAGACTTTGAATACAATCTCAATTTTCAACACAGGGCCTACAACAGTTTACGCAGGTAACGACTACGTCGTATTCGACATCGATCCTAAGTTCACACTGAACGAGAAGTTCAAAGTGAAGGGCGCGAGCGTCAACACTGGCGAGTTCACTATCGTTTCAGGCGCACTTAACGCCGCTAACTTCGGGGCAACAGGCAAATACGTCTACCAGGTAAACGAGAACACTGCATTTGAGGTACTTTCAGGCATCGAGTTCATAAACGAAATCGGAAACAACCTGCACTACCTGAAGATGTTCATAGACGACAGCAACAACCTATCAGTTTCATTCCTAGACAGCACACTGACCGCAACCGCGTCACTCGTGAACTGGAACAACCTTGGCGGTGACCCTGCATCATCCGCAGGAGTGAAGTCACTCACTAAGTTCTACGTGAACTCACAAGACACCAACTACAAGCAGACACTCGAGATAGAGCTTCCTGCCGGCTACGTCGAGCAACCTAACAAGGTTCTGGTCAAGGCTTTGAGATACCCTGAGATAATGAAGGGCGACTTCCTCGAGGCAGACATCGACGAGACACTTCTCGCAGTAGGTGAGCTACCGAGGAAGATGACGAGGATACTCAACAAATCCCAGTACGCGGCAGACACCACTTACATGGAGATTACGTGTGACTCAAAAATCAAGAAAGTTTACACTGGTGCGGCATACCAAACTACGAGATACAAGAGAGTTGACACTTACGTCGAGACTTACAAAGCTATATCTCTCAAAGGATTCAGAATTAGACAAGCTTCTATGCCTGACGGAACCGAGACTAGACAGAACCAAATACTGAACCTAGTCGCTAAGGGAACGCCGCTATTCAAGGCACTCACGAACAAAGAGGCAATCGACTTCAGATACCTTGTGGACACATTCGGCCTCGGACTTACCGAGAAATCGAAAAAGCAACTCGTCGACATATGCGGCGACAGACTTGACGCGTTCGGGTTCATAAACATGCCTTCCATGAAGGACTTCAAAAACTCAAGCTCACCGTCTTTCGTAAACGCAGAAGGAGTTCTACAAACAGAATTCATAGCAAAAGGTGCAGACCCTGAGAGCGGACCGGCGTTCTACTACACGTTCGCGGACGGCGCAGGATCCACGTCAGTAGGATACTTCCTGCCTTACCTGACCATAAATGACAACGGAAGACCTATGGAATTCCCACCTGCATCTTTCGTGGCGACTACCTACATGAGGAAGCACAACCTCGCAATCGGTGGTATCACACCATGGACTATCGCGGCAGGCGTCACAAACGGTAGAATAACTGGAATAAACGGTCTCGAGATGGACTTCACATCTACAGACATCGAGTTCCTCAACCAGGCTCAGATGAACCCAATCGTTTTCAAAAGAAACAGAGGACACGTCATCGAGACTGAGAACACAGCACAGACTCTGTACAAGTCAGCACTTTCCTACATTCACGTAAGAGAGGTACTGATTGAGCTCGAAAGAGAACTCTCGAGAATGCTACTCGACTTCCAATGGAGGTTCAACACAGCAGACGTGAGGGCAGAAATCAAGCTCAGGGCAGACGTCATCTGCGAAAGCTACGTTACAAGAGTGGGTCTCTACAACTACTTCAACAAGATGGACGAAGAGAACAACACCAACGAGATCATCGACAACCAAATTGGTGTACTCGACACTTACGTAGAGCCAATCAAAGGTATGGGTATAATCGTGAACAACGTGACCATCCTCAGAACTGGTGCTATCGCCGCTGGTGGTTTCCAATAAGAAATAACATCAACAAAAAAGGCCTTCGAGAAATCGAAGGCCTTTTTTTGTTGACAAGATCCGTTAGGACCTTAGAACAAACAGATTTCTAAGAAATTTTGATAGTTCTGTAGTTAGAGTTGTTGCTCTTAGGAACGATTACAGTAAGGATACCGTTGTCGTACTTAGCTCTAGCCTCGCTAGCGTCAGCGTTAGCAGGAATGTTGAACTCTCTCGTGAAAGAAGCGTAGTTGAACTCTCTGTAAGAGTAGTTGCTAGGCCTCTCAGACTTAGAAGGTGCAGCTTTGATAGTCAAAGTGTTTGTGTTGTAAGCAACTTCGAAAGAATCAGAAGTGTAACCAGGTGCAGCAAGTTCGAAAATATAAGACTCAGTGTTCTCATATGCGTTCAATGCAGGAGTCGTAGGCGCAGTAGTTGCCAAAGTCGTAACAGCAGCGTTCAAAGGTGCGTTAGAGAAAGGCGCTACGTTCCATGCAGCGAAAGGGTTGTTGTTTGACCAAAAAGACCAGTTAGTCTCAGGCGTGTTCCACAAGTGGCTGTTTCTGTTTGTTGTTGTCATTTTTTGTTGTTTTTTTTGTTTTATATGTAGAAAACACAATTAGGTTTTAGTTGCCCTGAAAAAATTATTTTGACGGCGGGAAGAGATGCAACCTAATATATAACCGAAAACAAAGATTATTTTATGTCAGACAAAAATAACATGAGCGAAGAGGACTACCTAAGACAGCACCTCGAGAACATCGACAACAGCAACAAAGCACCGGAGCCAGCGCACATACCGAGCGACATCCCGTTCACCGTCAACGCGAGCATTCAGGAAAACACGAAGGTGAGCGATTTGCAGTTCTTCAACTTCGACATCAAGGAACTGCCATGCGGACAGTTCTACCCGAGCGGAACTCTCCTCATGGTCAGGCCAGCTCAGGTTAGAGAGATACAGGCATACTCTATGGTCGACGACAACAACTTCTACGACATAGTCGAGAAGATGAACGACATGCTACAAGCGTGCGTAAGGCTGAAGTACTCAGACGGAAAGATGGGATCCTACATGGACGTCAAAGACCAGGACAGGCTGTTCCTAATATTCCTCATCAGAGAGCTAAGCTTCCAACAAGGAAACTCGCTTACCGTCAACACGAGATGCTCTTGCGGAACTGACCTCAACATAGAGTTGAAGAGACAGAACTTCATCTTCCACGGAATCGAGGACAGGCTAGGCAAATTCTACAACAAGAACACAGGCAGCTACCACTTCACGACAGTGAACGGTAAGACTTTCGAGCTTACCCCACCGAACATCGGACTACAAAAGGCTTTCACCGACTACATCGTTAAGGAAAACAACGAGAAGAGAACACCTAACTTGGCGTTCCTGAAGATAATTCCATTCATGCTGGCGGGTAGATCAAGCATAACCTACGACGGAATAAAATCAAAACTCACCGAGTTCGAACAAATGGATCAGGTGACTTTCCAGTTCCTGAACGCTGCGGTAGGCAAGATGACCTTCGGTATAAAAGAACTCATCAAAAAATGTGAGTGCGGTGAGGAGATCCGCACGGAAATGCAGTTTCCCAACGGAGCCTCAGGTATTTTCGTTATTCATGATGCCTTTGAAGCATATATTAAAGAATAAACTTCTACTACAGAAACACTTCCACACACAGGAGGCGTCTATGGACAAGTGGCCTTACTGGATGCTGGAGGAAAACGTGAAGATAGTCAACGAAATCGCAGACGAGGAAGACAAGCAGCGAAAGACCGAAGAGGAATCTTCGAAGACATCGATGCCAGACACCAACTCGATGATGAAGAGCGCTACAAGCTTCACGAACAACATGCCAAAATTCTAAACAAAAAAAGAAGCGAGTGAAAACTCGCTTCTTTTTTGTATTGTGTAATAATTATGTCGGATAACCGTTGACCATAGGTGACTCGATAGAGAAACCGTTGTCGATGTACTCGTCGATGAAGTAGTCGTAAATGAACGTTGCGTCAACGTTGTTCACGATGTCGTTGGATGCCCAGTCGAGAGCCCAACCGGTCAATTTAGAGATTTGACAGTTCTGGAAGGAAACCCTTCTGAGTACAACACCTTTCTTGTCGTGCTGGTTCACGATGATCGTACCGACCAAGTCTTGCTTGTAGTGTAAGCTACCGTTTTGTGAGTTGTACACTAAGTCGTACCAAGCCTTCAGCGTAGCCCAAGTCTCCATAGTACCTGCGTTGTTGACGTTTACCTGGAAAGGTATCGTGATCTCACCACTGGTCTTAGTAGGAGTTGTCAAAAACTGCCTGGTCGAATACTTGAACCTCTGTTCTTTAGTAGCGATGTCGAACTGAGTAAGGTTAGATAAGTCAACCTTAGTCGCGTTCATAAGAAGAAGCAACGGCTCCCTCACCGAACCCTGTGCCTGTAGTATCGTAGGCAGTGTGAATGTAATCTCAAACAAGTTAAGGTAAACAACCTCATCCATGTTGAAGCCTGGTCCTATCCCATCGTGCGTACCCTTTCCCTGGTAGTTCATCTGGGTATAATGTGGTAATGGCATATGCGTTTTTATTTTTTGTAATCGCCGAGCAATTATAAACTATATATTAATCTAAAATCCTCTTCTGTTTTTCAGTAAGATATATATTATAGTGTAAAAGCGATTTTCCGTCATTTTCCGTAAACCACTGGCACAACGACCACTATAAAAACAAAAAAATCCTTGCGGATGAAAGTTTTTATGATAACAGACACCCACTTCGGGATATACCTGAACAACCTAGAGAAGTGGTTGACAATGATGGAGGCAACGTTCTACGACTTCGTCATACCATACCTGAAAGAGAACGCCGAGCCCGGCGACGTTCTGATACACCTAGGCGATCTCTTCGACAACAGGACATCACTTCCGATTATAATCATAAACAAGGTCGAGAAGATACTGAAAGAGATGGCCGAGATACTACCACTACACATAATGGTAGGAAACCACGATCTCTGGAACAAAGGATCGAACGAGGTAAATTCAGTTAGGCTCTACTCCTACATTTCGGAAAGGATTTCAGTCTACGAGAAGACAACAACACTGACACTCGACGACCAGAAGCTCGTTCTCATGCCGTGGGTTGAGAAGAGGCTTGACATGATCGAGGAGATAAGGAAAAACCCAGGCGACTACCTTTTCTGCCACTCGGACCTGAACGGCTGTAAGATGCACCTGAACTCGGTCGCACACAGGAACGCAGACAAGATAGACGTGGAAAGCTTCAAAGGTTACAAGAGGGCATTCTCCGGACACATACACATAAGGCAGACCAGCTCGAACTTCGAGTTCATAGGCTCTCTGTACCAGATGGACAGAAACGACACCGGCGACCAGAAGGGAATAACCGTTCTCGACCTGTCGACGGGCAAGACACACTTCGAACCGAACAAATACTCACCGGTGTTCAGGAAGTTCAGAGTCACAGACGAGGAATCTATCGACGAACTCGACACACTGAGAGATTCCAAGGACTACATCGACTTGGCGATATCAAACAGCCTACTCATAAGCAACAGGAAACTGAGAAGAAAGCTCGAGACAATGCTCGAGAAAGGCAACTTCGCGTCGGTAGAGTACATAGACGACATAAAGAAGTCTGACGTAGATAACGAAGAGGGCATCGTTGAGTCGGTCGTTGCGGAAGACGGAACGACGATAGACATCTCAATACAGCTCGACTATGAGAAGTTCATAAGAGAGTACATAGAGAAGAGAGAGTACGACAACGAGAAATACAAAGGTGGATTGTTAGGCGAGTTCGACGAAGTCATAAGGATCTACAACGAGAACTACAAATCTAAGGTAGAATAAAAAAAGCCACTCTCAGAGTGGCTTTTTTGTAACCTTTATCTTCAGGTCACCTGTTCCCTTTATGAGTCTGTGGTAGACACCCATAGGTATCAATACCTCACCATTCAGCACAATAGGCAACTCGTCGTCAAGCTGAACCATCCAGTCCGTATCACCGACAGCCTCAACAATCCTGTCCTCGCGGTCGCGGTGCCACATGAACTCACCGGAATCTGTTTCCTGTGAGAATTCCCTGAGGCAAACGCCGTCATCCAGCTTCGTCTCGACGAAAGGCAAAACGTTCATCACCAGTAGCCAGGATATGTTTTACCGCCCCAGAGATGGCCGTACCTGTTTACCCTGCACGCCCAGTAGCCAGCCTTTGTCTTGTCCTTCTTGTCCTTACAGTTGTGTCTGGCAGCGAAGTTCTTCCTCGCCTTAGGATCGGAAACCTTGGCAGTCAGACCGCCGTGAACGTCGCCGAACGCTATCTTCTTCACCTTGTGAGTCTTAGGGTTCATAACGTAGACGTAGTACTTCTTGGTGCCTCCCCTCATCGGGTGGTTGAGCTCTACCTTCTTACCGTGGTACTCTGCCTCGTTCACCTCGTCGACTTGCTCGAACGGAAGGTCCAGAGGTACGCTTTGACCAGCGTACTCGCCGAACCTACCAAGATCAGTGTTCTCGAAAAGATATCTGTCCTGACCCATGAACCTCACGCGACCAGCGTCGTGTGCCTTCCTCGACTCGGTTATAAGGTCGATAAATGACTTAGATCCAGGTCTGAAGACGTTCTCAACGACTGATACGCCGTTCTTTATGTGATACGTCAACTTTTCCGAAAAAGGCTCAGAGAACTCACCGAACGGCACCACCGCAGTCTGACTCGATACATCACCACACTGGCAGTCATCACACCCACAGCCGCAGCCGACCTCACCAGTGCAGTCATCGCAACATCCACACTCGGTCCCGACCTGATCCGCGACAGGTAAATCGACGTTCGTCACATCACCACTACTCGGTTCATCACCACCGAGGTCTATGACGAGAATAAACTCCTCGAACTTCTTGATGGATTTCTTGAGACCGGGCGTAGTCACCTGTATTTCCTTCTTCAGTTTCTTTTCGGCAGCCTTCGGCATCTCATCATCCTGACTTTTGAAACCGACAACATCTTTATCAATAATCGTAGACTCGACGTCAAAGGGCTTGACCGAGTCATTTTCTTCTTTCTTCTTAC